CAGTCGCCTGACTTGCTGAAGAAGGTGGGTCTGGACCCGTCCACGACGGAGGGCCAGAAAGCCCTGGTGCGCCTGGTCACCGCCAAGAGCGCCGCGCCGCCGGTTCCGACGCTCGCGGCCGACGTCACCGTGGCTCCTAAATAACGGCGTCGCGCCAACCGTTATCTTTGTAACGGCGCATAGGAGAAGAAGCAGATGTTCACGTTGAAACTTTACCAAAACCAGATTGGCGACCGCGGCCGCACCGTCATCATCGAGTGTGCCGGTGTCTGGGCAGATAGGTTTGCCATCAATCCGGGCGGTTCTGTCGTCACCCAACTCCACGTCTTCAAGAAAAAGGTTGGCATTCAGGATGAAGACGGGGGGCACGACTTCTATGTTGGTGGCACGTTGCCGCCGCCGGAAGAGCGCGGCCCTGATTTTGCCATCGTGGATGGAGCGGGCGGAAACCACTTCGCCTGGGGAGTTCTTGAGAACGCTCAGGGCAAAACAACCGAGATGTTCCGGTGACCGGTTGGCGCGGGTCATTGCGGCCCGCGCCGCTCACTTTTTGGAGAGTCCAATGAAATACAACATCCAGGCTGGCTCGCACCCCGCCCAGGTGGATATCACCCCGGACGGGAAAGGCGGATTTACCGGCGTAATTTCCCACACCGAATTTGGCGATGGCCAGATTACCGGTGGAAAGCAGGACGGCGATGAGCTCTACGGCACCGTTTTTCTCGACGGCCACACGGCGAAGTTCGAGGCCAAGATAAGCGGCACCAGCATCAGCGGCCGTGTCAGCTTGAACTGGCTTATGGGCCAGGATTTCACCGGAACTCTTGCCGCTTAACGATTGAGGCTGGGCGCCTCAAATTCATCATCAAGCCGCCATGCACAGGGGCGTTATATCCATGGACGAGATGTCGGACGAGGTTCCAATGAATGAGGCGCGCGTTCGCTCTTTCGCAGACAGCACAACGCTGCTGCTGATATCGCGAATAGGTATGGCAATCGGCGTCCCGCTGATTTCCGCCTTGATGATCTGGGTGCTTTCATCGATCAACACGATGGAGATCGATATCGGCGTGATGAAGAACCAGATATCGAGCGGGATCGAAGATCGCTACCACGCATCGGACGCGGCGAAAGATTTTGCGCTTCGTGATGCCGCGATCCTGCGCAATTCCCAGGACATTTCGAAGCTATTCAGTGGAGAATCCGCCCTGGCGTCACGCCTCGATGCATTGGGAGCGCCACGAAGGAGCAGGCAAGAACCTTATCCATAACTTTCATCCGAATGGACGATCGAGCCCCGCCGGGAAACCGTGCGGGGCTTTTTCATTTCTGGCCGCGGTGCTCATACCTTACAAGGCCTTCATAGCGAGATTGGTTTTCTCTCATCCTTGCCCAATCTTGTGCGCTGAATTTTCCGGATAGCATCACCATCATGCGCCTCTTATCCAAAGCATAGAGATTATACATGCTCACCGCACCGGGAGATTGGGCCGGGATAAGTGGCTTCCAGTCTCCCTTTGGGACCACGAAAAGCTCGTCCCACTGAAGCATCCTATGTCCTGTGGAGTCTTGATGGACTTCAAGCGTCAAAGTTTGACCGTTTAGGATATTGCTTGGCGGGCTTACCGTGCACGGACAATGCGCACCCAAGAAAAGTTGGATGACTGCCATCGTCGCGGGTAGTGTGGCCATTACAAAGCCCTCCGTATAACCGTCAGCAATTCTACCCCTTCCCATATCCCCGCGCGATACCCGCTGCATCTCCATAATGCCGGATCGGCTGTTCGGTCCTGGCCTCTTCCAGCATACGCATCAAGACTTCCGCATTGCCCTGGATACGGGCTGCCAGGGCTGGTGGTGGACCGCGGCGCCTGACGAATGCCGCCATACGTTCAGGCTCCCACGGCTCTCCTGTGCCTTCCACGCTCAAGCTGCAATTGATCTGGTCGTGATGGGGAAGGGCAAGCCACCGTTCCAGGCATTCGGCCAGGGTCCCATCCATGGTCACACCCGTTCGGCGCTTCCAGTTCGTGGCGGGTAAGCCATTCAGGCGGGCGGTGGTATCCCAGGAAGGATCGGGCAAGGCGGACTCCTGTCGTTGGCCGGGTGAGGCCGGGATTGCCGACAGGGTGAATGGCGAGCGGCTGGGAGCGGTTATAGAGCTTGGCACAGACGGGGAACAAGTAGGTTTTCTGTCCTGTGCGTTCGTCACCGGGTGGGGGTTGCCGAATCTGTGGAGGAATCGGGCGCCGGCCACCGGTGAGGTGAGACACTCGGAAAAACGTCCCAACGGATTCTGCTGGGAAAAGCGGTGGGACACTTTGAGAGTAAGGTCCCGATTTCGTTGATATTTGGCTCCCCGGGCAAAGCTGACTCTGCCATTATTCCTGCTTTCGTTTCAATAGGTTATACCGCGGTTTTGTCTCACCGGGAGCAATGCTAATTTTGGTGAGACATCGAATCCCTGTTGTTGCGGTCCGTTGGACATAAAACGCGACCTGCTGAAAGGTCACCGCAAACCATTCCCCCATAAGCCTATCTTCTGAAAAATGCCGGTGAACGGCCCGCTCAAAGCTGATGGCAGACCCCTTTGGCACGCCGGCAATGGGGATGATTTCAAGTTTTTCCGGGTGGCCAGCCTGCAGGTCCATCAAGCGCCTTGTCAGAGACTGGGTAATGCCAATCTTCACCGGGCTATTTCGGCCTTCAGGCTTAATGACGTAAAGCAGGATCTCTGGATCGCTTGTCTCCAATAGGCACTTTTCCAAGGTGCTGGCAGCGGCCTGATATTCTGGCATGAAGTCTTCCGCGTCCCGCGGCGTGCGGATCCGAACTTTCCTGCCCATCCGCCTAACGTAGAGGCGCCGATTGCCATGCCGATCTATGTCGCTAACCAGATATTTTAGCTTTGATGTCGTCATTTTTATCCTCTTTCGGTGCTGGCGTAGGTGCCAGCATATGCATGGCGGCGGCTGCCATCCGCTTCTGCTCGGCCGCGCGGGTATAGACGAGGGCCTGGGTGATCGATCTCCACCCGAATATAGCCATGAGCTGGTGAGCCGTGGCGCCGCGCTCCGCTGCGATGGTGGCAGCGGCTTTCCTGAGCCCGTGGGCGCTGCAATGGGACAGGGCGGCTAGGCGGCACCATTTCTTGAACTGGGTTCCAAACCCCTTGGCCGTGAACGGCTTGCCGAAAGAGGTTTCGAGATAGGCGTGGTGGCGAACCACCGATTCCGGGCGCGGCTTTACCGGGGTGGCGTCAATGACCTCCTGCAACGCCGGCAGGATGGGTATCCAGGTGGTGACAGGGCTGCGGTTTCGTCCTTTGAACTGGGTGAACTGCCAGCCCGGAATGCCCTGGACGGCCTTCCGGTGCTGCTTGCCGATCACCACAGCATCGGATCGCCGGGTTCCCGTGAACATCAACATGGCCAGGGCAAGCCGCTGGATGCTGCCCAGCGGCCATTTGGCCTCATACTGGGCCACTTCCTCCACCGACCACGTGTGATAGCCGTCTGTTTTGGAGACCCTGTAGGGCACCTCCTTGGCGGGGTTTGCGGTCATCAGGTCTTGGCCGATCGCGAACTTCAGGGATTCCCGGTAGGCCTTCAGGCGAGCATTGAAAGTGGCCGGCGTCGGGCAGCGGCCGCAAATGACCTCAATCACCTTGGGGCGCAGACTGGCAAAGGGCCTGAGACCGATCGGGGCCGGATCTGTGGTCGACACCGGCTCCGCGCAAATCTGGTCCATCACCACCCGGCGCCGGGCCTTGGTGGTCGGGCCCAGAACCTTGAAGCTTTCGGCCCGGGCCTCGTATTCGTTGAAAAGCCATGCCAGGGAGCCCTTGGGCGCGCCGCGACGAACCTCGGTGGCCGCCGGCGCCGAAGAAGGCATAGCGGGCTCTGGTCCCGCATATGCAGCCTGGAATTCCGCCAGAAATTCGGGGGTTCCGGGTGGCGCCCGGAGCCGGATCTTCTTCTGGCCCTTGCGGCGGAAATAATACCGCGGCTTGCCGTGCCGGTCTGGGTCATAGACCAGATACTGGCTGACGGTCAGGCCCAGCCCAGCGATATTGACCTTCGCCACCAAGTCCTCAGCGCACATCGTCCCAGCCCTTATCTGTCTCGGGATTCGCCATCTCCTTCCAATCGCTGACGGCCTTTTGCACATCTTTTGGGTCCCAGCGCTTAAGGCGAGGGTGGCCAGGAATCGGGAACGGCTTAGGAATTAAACCCTTATCGACTAGGCCGTTGAGAGTGGTAAGGCTCACGTCGAGCGCCGCCGCCACGCTGTCAGCCGACATGGCGAAATGCGCGCCTTCGAACTGATCCTGACGGCCAGCTTTTGTCACGCCCGCCCCCGCATCAAACACCCAACAAACTCCCAGAACAGAACTGCACAGGCTAATAGAGCGATACCTATCGCGCCGGGAAGTCTCAGGATCTGGTGGATGCGCATAGGGCTCCAATTAGGTGACGGGTTGCAGAGCATGGGCGGATGCGCGGCGGCCACAGGTCGGGCAGCAGCTTTCAGGCAATCCCACCCAGGTATGACCGCCAAGGCACAGCCACTCTTGCGCCTCCGTCCGCTGCTGATAGGTGGCCTCGGCGCGTGCGTGGTGGTCGCGTTCATCCCGCATGGACTGGGCGATGCGGCTAACGGTCATAAGCGCGTCGCCGGCCTCGATCACTCGCTGCCATGTGGTCGCTTTGGCAATCTGGCGGATAAGTTCGCCGCTGATGCGCCATTCATCTTGCGGATACTCCCGCTCAGTGCTGTTGCAAAATCCTGCTGCGGCTGATGCTGACATGATTGGCTCCATCAATCCAATCGTTTGCCACCGAAAGAGCGAAGCTGCTCTTGGGCGACAGGGCTAAGGGGTTTCGGTGCGATCCGATCTTCCAAATTGCAGACCAGCGCGTGCACGTCGGCCGGCGCGATGTCCGCGCCGCTTTCCCACCAATCGAAGAAGTCGGTGGGTGCGGTGGTGAGGTGGAACATCTTGCGGCGTCGCAGCCAGGTTATGAACTCGACCATGTACCAGCGGACAGTGATCTTGCCTTTGGCGAGCAGGTATCGGTTCCAGCACCAGTTGCCGATCCAGTCTTTCGAGTTTTCGACTTCCCAGCGCTTGCCCGACAGGACTATGCCGCCATCCACTTCTTTGAAGGTGCTGCCGCGGAAAATATCGGTGGCGTCCCACTCGGCGCAGCCAATGGACAGCCCGACAGCGCGGCCGGTGAAGCCGCCGTTGTCAGGATCATTGCAGCACACGTCGAGATAGACCACGGCCAGGGCTCCAGTCTCAGGGTTTCTCGTAGGGACAGGTGTCGTTTTCGGTGGCGCCGCATCTGCCGCACTGGCTACCGTCCAGGGGTGGCACTTCACCGCCAGCGCATTTACCGTCATCGACAACTGCCAGCGCCGGTTTCCCATCGGCGCCAAGGTTGAGAATCGCCCGCACAGCCTGTTCGATGGCTGGCTTGTCGCCCAGGTGGTGAACTTCACCTGCAATCAGATTGGCGAACTCAGCGGGAGACATCTGTTCGACGCCGGCGCTCATGCGATACAACCGATCATCGGGATGGCGTTCGTCCACGCTGTAAATCTCCAGCGTCGGATCATCGGTGACGATGCGCGGGAAACCACTATCGTCTGCCCACACAAGGGCGATCCTGGGCATGTGCATATTGGCTCGCTATCTGTTGGAGTTGCAAAGAGTGATGCGGTGGCATTCGCGCCAGTTCTCAGACATGGGCAGGTATGTCACCTCGTAAAGAGCGCGCGCCATGTAGGCAAAGCAGGCGAGGACGAGAAGCGCCATGACTGACAATTCCCAGAGTTTGATCGGCTTTCCCATTGCGGCTTCTTACCGATGACCGCACTGGCTGCCATGCCAGGACGGTGCGCCGCCATAACAGCCACGCTCACAGCGCCCAAGCCATAGGCCGACGCGCCAGAAAAAGAATACCTGCTTCCACCACGGCTCAGACTTCCAGTGCGGGCAGGCAGAGCAACTTTCGGCTTCGCTTGGTGCCATATTTCCAATCATCGAAAATGCTCCTCAGGGTTCGCTGTCTGGTTCTGGCGCCCAGCCCTCGCGGGCCATCGCCTGTTCAATCTCGTCGCTCACGGTCGCGTAGGGTCCGCTGCAATACCAATCCATGTAATCGCCGCTGCCCCGGATGGCCGCTATCAGGTCGCCCGCTGCCCGGAAGGAATAAGAGGCGGTGTCGCCGTTCTCATGCTTCCAATCCATGTTGGCGAGCGCGGACCACATGGCGGCACCCATCGCATCATCGGCACGGATGCGATCACCGAGGGCGCGATTAACCGCCATCTCGAAAGCATCTTTCTCGTTTAGGCGGCGACCATCCCTGATCCCGCCAAGCCCGCCGTAATCGGTCATAGAGGGCCATCGCCTTATGTGAGATCGAGCGCAGCGGCTTTCGCCCACGCCAGATCATCGGTGAAAATATCAATGTCGGCCGGCCGCATCGTTATGAAGCCGTCGCCGTGCTTCATGCGGACAACAATGTGGCCCCTCTCAGCCTCGATCTTCCAATCGCGGATGGTCTGACCGGAGGCGTCATCCTCATCCCGCAAGATGCGCTCTATGGTTACGCGCGTTGCCATAAGACCCTCCGATCACGCGTCTTCGCGCATTGACGCCATGAAGGCTTCCGCCTCTTCGCGCGTCGGCTTGATTTCATGTTCCGTGCCGCCGTAGTCGCCGTGGCCATCGTCAATCTGGAAGGTGGCGACATATTCGGGGTGGCCGATATAGACGCGGCAAAGCTCGGTAACGTCTTCGTCACCTGTTGAGGACACCGCGTCAGTCAGATCATCATAGACGGTGTGAGGCTCTTGCGGATCGGCCCATCCCATTTCCATCAGGACGCCACCCTTGGGCGCATGATGTTCTGAAAGGACCAGTTGGACGCCCATGCGCGATAAGTGTGCCGCGTACCGAATGTCGCCGGTCTCCACGAATTTGGCGAGTTGGAGAACGTCGCCAGGTGTCCACGTCGCCGGCTTGCAGCGGTCGTGATGGATGGTGAAAGTGCTTGTCTTACCTGTCATGATTTTGGCTCCTTAAAATTGGTACTGTTCGCGGGCATGGCCCCCAACAGTCCTTGTCCTATCAACGGCCATACGGTGTTCGGACAAGCAAAGGCTCCGCTAATCCTGGTTGGGGTCGGTGACGGACCCATCGTCTTCGAGATGCTTGTCGCCCTTGCGGGTCATCGGCATGAGCAGCCCTTCGCCACCCTCAAAGGTGAACCATGTGGGGCCTTCGGGCGGGGAAACCATAAACTGGATGCCCGGTAGCTGTTGCAGCTCGCGGACATACTTCGTGTCGAATAGGCGACCGTTGACGGTGCAAGACACTTGAACGGGAATTTCTCGCTTATCGTTGCAAGCGTCGCATGAGCAGGTGCAGTCCGGGCAATCGTGGATCGGCTCGCCCTCAGAACATTTGTTGCATTCTTCGGTTTCAGGCGGCGGGATGTCGCGGACAGGCAGTGGGGCCAGGGCGCCGCGCTCGGCGGTATCGAACACCTTCTCGGCGTGGGGCGCCCGCTCAACCTCTGGCACGTCCGCAAGGCGCGGGACGCGGACCATGACATGCCCATTGGTGGCATAGGTGTGGTCGCCGCGCGAGAACGGTTGCCGAATTTCGCAAATGCGCTCTTCGGTCCCGCAGAATTTCTTGAGCTGTTCCGCGTTCATAGATTTCGCTTACCTGTTAGGGCCGCAGCAGGACTTGGCATTTTTCGCCACCCCGCACCGACCCATCAATGTTGTCATTCGCATCAAAGCCACTTCCTTTCTTTTGACTATCGAGAGCGGGACAATCTCTCAGATCGGGCTATGACGCCCAGTCTGGTGCCCGTTCCTCGCTCTCGCCCCTCGCGGGGAACTGTTTCGTCGCTGACATCGGGACCAACCAAGGCTCTTGCTTACCTCCGGAGTCGGGCTAGGCCGCTCCATGATCGGGCTTCGGTTCCAAGTCAGGTGCATCCCTTTCTCCCTTAGCGTGGTCGGTTGTCCGCCACTGCGTTTAACGCGGGATCAGCACACCCTATCGGCTTCCTTTGGTCCGCTTCCGCCAGCGGCGGAATCTGTTGAATCTCCTCTAAAATCTCGGGCCGCTACCGATGTAGCAAAGCCCCTCTATGGTTCTGAGATTGGCCCTGCGGTCAGCGTCTGGGCTTATCCAGCCAGTGCCGCGACACACGTTGCAGGGACCCATAGCAACCCGCTGGCCTTTGCAGGAACAGCCTCCGGAGCCGTTGCAGCATTCGACCTCCCAAAATCCGCCCTCGCAGCAATCGCAGCGTTCAAGGCGGCTGGGACCGAGGTCATCGGGCATAGGGATTCCAAGGATGGTGCCGAGTTCTGTCGTCACCGCCGATATGGCCTGCCATTCTTGGGCCGGAGGTCCTTCATCTCGAATGTATTCAACGAGTCGGGTAGCTAGACGCGCTACATCGTTCAGCGCCGCCAGCTTCTCTCCCGCCGTGGCAAAGTCGTTCCAGCTAATGGTCACTTCCTCAGGCGTTGACCGCGCCCCTCGAAAGAGCAAGTCGCCAAGATCACAGCAGGTGACGGCGACAGCCTCCCCGCTGTCGGTGCGGTGGAACGGATCGCGGCCACAAAATGGGCAGTAAGTCATGCGTCACTCCACTCGTTTTCGGCCTCTTCCCGAACGACACCTTCGGCTGTGTCGATTGCGTTTTGCAGCCGTTCCACCACATCAGCAGCCTTCGAGATGTAGGCAGCGTCATTGGATTGCTGCCGCTGTTCCAGTTCCTGCTCAGCAAAGACCAGCGCTGCCTTAGCCGCTTCGAGCAGGAGCGGGGATGCCGTCATCAGCTTTGCATCGGCTGCGAAGTCGAGGCCGTTCATCTCCGAGTGCGCCATCACGCGGGCGATTATCACTCTGGCGTTCCAAGGGCTTTTGGCCCAGATCGCCATGCTGCTGAGTTCCCACGGTCCCTTGGTATAGCTCATGCTGCCTCCGCTTCCGGTTCGGACCACCGGAAGCTGGTCCCGTCCAGCCACATGCGGTGCAGGATGGTTGCCATGCGCCGGGCGACGGCAATTGCCGCCTTCTGGATGCCCCGCCGCTTCGCCAGCTTCATTCCCCACGCCTTGAGCGGGCTATTCCGGCGGGTGACCGTCAGCAGGACGAAGGCCGATTCCACCAGCGCCGTGCGCAGGTCTCGGTCGCCGCACTTGGAGATGCGCCCCATCACGTCGGTGTCGCCGGACTGATATTGCTTGGGCGTCAGGCCAATGTGTGCGCCGACCGCCTTTGATTGCCGGAAGCGCTGGGGGATGTCGATGCTGGTCTTGAACGTCAGGGCCACGAATGGACCGATGCCGGGTGCTGACATAAGTCGTTGGCAAACCTCGTCATTGCGGGCTGCCGTCTGCATCGCCTTGTGCAGGACCTCGTACTGTTCCTTGAGCGCCAATCTCGCGATCAGCAGGGGCTCTATCGCCAGCCGCAGGAAGTGGTCCGTCGCGATCAGTTCATGGATGCGGTCCTCATAGGACTTCTTGCTGGTGATGCCGACCTTGAGGCCGAAGTTTCGCAGCATCCCCCGGATGCTGATCTCGATGTCGATCATCTTGGACTGGCAGGTCTTCCGGGCTGCCAACAGTGTCCGGAGACGCTGGCTCTCGATGGTTTTCACATGCACCGGCTTGTAAATTCCGGACTGCATCATCGTCGCGATGCCCTGCGCATCGTTCTTGTCGTTTTTGTTCAGCTTCAAGGACTTGATGAAGTCGTGGGTATGCCGGGTCTCGATGCAGATCACTGGCAAGCCACATTTCGCCAGCCCGGCATAGAGCCATTGCGAGGTTGGTCCGGCTTCCAGCCCGACCCTCACGAACTCGGGCTGATGGTCCCAGAGCCATAGGGCGATGTCTTCGGGATCGGTATCGACCTTCGCTTCCGCCACGATCTGGCGGTCTTGGTCCATGATGCAGACTTGGGTTTTCTTAACAGCAACGTCGAGGCCGACGTAATACGCCTTGGTCATTGGATGGCTCCTGCCAATGACGCACCGGACACGCGCATCCGATGCGTCGAGTTGGCTGGACCATCGCGCCTGCTCGCTGTAGCGATGATCCGGTCCAGCGGAGCCATCAAGGAGTGCAAGCGCGAGACGGATAATTCCGCTCGTCCACCCCTCTGTCAACCCTGATCCGAACGCGGCCCTAATCATCCGATCTCCTATTTCTTCCTATTGTTCCAGCGCGTGACCGCTGCGTGTTCGCGTTCCGCCTCGTCATCGTGCGGACCTTCCGCGCGGCAGCCGAGGCACTGGACAAACAGGTAGGACTCGCCGCCAATGTCCTCCAGTTTGAATTTTCTGCCGCCGCAGAAGGGGCATGGCTTGGCGTCCTTCAGTGTCAGCACAAGACCCTCCTATTTGTCAGGCCCGGCGCACTGATTTTTCGCGCGGATGTAAAGCGCGTCGTTCTCAGGCGTTCGGGAAAGTTGCGAGGTTTCGTGGCCGAGCCAGAAACAGATCATTGACTCAAAGTTGGGAGTGTGATGGCGCGCATTTGCGGCGGCCTCGCCCTTATGGAAGCCAATCGCCTCAGCGCCATATAGCGCAGCGAGGGTGATGCTGCCTGCGATTAGAACTTGCGCCCACGCCTTCATGGCAAACGCTCCTCAGACGCGCCCATCTGCAACGGCAGATAGGTGGCGCTTTTCAAGTTCGCGGGTTAGTTCGTCGTGTCGTTCGTACATGCTTTCACCGGGCGAACCTCCGCCGCTGATGTCTGATGCTTCGAACTTGTCAATGAGGACGTTGAGCGTCGATAGCTCCGACACGATGTCCTCAGTTTTCATCTCGCTTGCCCAAGGCATCAGACGCTCCTACGAAATGATCTTGCTATTGCCAGTACCCGCTTCCAGCCAGTCGAAGTCGAGCGGCTGATAGGCTTGGACATACCGAAAGGCTTTCCGCCTTCCGGTGATGGTGTTCTCTTTGTAGAGCCATACGCCGCTGTCGCGGACTGTGCGCCAAGCAAAGAGAGATTTAAACCAACGGAACATCAGACCCTCGCTATCGGTTGGGAATTTGTTGACGGACCATGCTGGCGAAGCGGCCAAGAGATGCGGTGTGCCGCTCAACCTCGCCAACATGAACAAAGGTCACACGCTGGCCCTCGATGGCCTGCACATACAGATCGACGCGGCCATTCGCGGACCGGTAGGTGTGTTGCTCTTTGATTTCTGACTTATCCATGTTTTCTCCTGCCGGAAATGTCGTCTGTCAGAAGCGGCGCTGGATCCGGATTCTGGCCGCGTGCACGCTCTTGCTTTCTGTGAGTTTTTAGAACCATCAGGCGAACCTCCGTCGCAAGCCGGATGGCTGGGCTTTCGGCGCGCATGTACAGGCTTTACCGAATTCACCGCAGCCGCGGCAGCGCTGCTCGGCGTCCACCATTTGTTGGAGTTTCAATACAGGCGGAATCGCCGGTTGCGGGCCGGGCTTATTTATGGCGAATTTCTCTATCCGCGCGGGATCGGTTGCCTTGGCAATCCGGTGCCTGCTGCTGCCGGCGAAGGTGGCGCCGTTCCCATGCGTGACGGTGGCATGGCACGGCTTGGCCTTATGGCTGAAGCGCCAGTTGCTGGGATCGTCAGCGCCGCCGAGCTCAACTTCGTGCAGATGCTCTTTTTCCACATTGCCGGTGCGAACGTCTTCCTCGGTGATGGGCTCTTTGCAGCGAAAACAGGGAATGATGGAGCCCTGGCCAATCAACACGGCCAAGACCTCCTTTTCCTTCCCCTGGCGGCGCCTCTTGCTCACTGCAGCTCACCCTTGAACTTGAACACTTCCAGCAGCACGTCGATGGGCGCCAGAGCCTGCTTGGCGGTCAGCGGGATGCGCTTCAGTTCAGTGCCAAGCACGCAATGCAGGCGGTTTGGCTCTTCGGCGTGGTCTTTGGCGGCATGCTGCTGGCCGTTCCAACTGGATATGACAAGATAGGCGCTCATGCTGCGCGCCCCGCATTGTCGGAAAGCTCTTGGCGAGCGACGCCGATCATTTCGGCCAAAACATCCAATACCCGCTCTTTGCTCTCTTTGAAGCGCGCGCGGTCCATTGCCTGATAGGACTGGCTATGAGGGGTGAAGATGTGAACGACGGAGCCTTTGACCTCTGCCAGGGAAAACTCATCCAGCTTACGGGCTGCGGCTGCGACTTGCGCGGCAACAGCCTTCGAACCACAGGCAATGACCTGGGCGTCGCAGAAGCCAGCACGGATTAGGGCATACCGGCGCAAGTGGTCAGGGGAGTGGAAGCGCTCGGCCAGAAGGGGCGGCAGATTGCGCCAGGTCTCTTGGACCATCGCAAAAAAATGGGCATGACTACCATGTGATCGTTCCGGCTGGTCCACAATCCGCAGAACTTCGCCCTTGGCCCATTGCTTGTCAGCGCGGCGTCCCCAATAGGGGCTGACAGGGCGCAAGACCTCGCCGTCCCACGCACATTCAATAGGCGCGCTGCTGCTCATGCGGCCAGTGCCTCTTGGCCATAGCGCCGCACGCGATCAACGATCTGCGACAACTCGGCATTGAATTCCCGCACAGAGCGCTCGATCTGCTGGATATATGGCTCGTCCCGATAGCAGCGCTTTACGAAAAGAGGCATTTTCGGGCTGAATGAAACGAAGTCGATCCATTCGCGCTCAAGCACCCAAAGCCCCCCCTGCGTCTGGGCTTTATGTTCTGGCGGCAGTTGGTTCTTCAGAATAACTTCTACCTGGATATGGGCGAGCTTGCGCTTGATCTCGACCATTCCGCTTGGGCCAACGAGGCCATCGGGGCTCGCGCCGGCAATCTCGTTGACGGCAAATCCGATCAACTGAACGTCAGCATCTTGGACGAGGGAATAGAGATTGCGGGCCTCCGCCTCATCCTCTTTGCCTTTGTCCATATAACTGTTGGTGTAGTTATCCATCGGCAGACCCGTCACGATCTCGCCAGCCAGCTTGTAGAGGTAGGTTTTGCGCGTCTTGCTTTCGCCTCCATCCTTGCCGCTCGCCATGACCGTAGCGAACTCTGATGCCGTGGCTCGACCGAGCCTCGCTTGCACCCACGCATCAGACCCTTGTTCGCAATCAATGACCGTATGCATGGGGCTCTCCCGACAAAGCTTTTTCGATTGACCAACCAAGTTTCGTGATGCGGTCATAGACAAGACCAACGCGGAGGCCGCGCTCTCGGGCGAACGCGCTCAAGCATTTCGTTTCACCGTTGATGGTGAATTTTAGGCTGCGGCGCGTGTTTTCCGACTGCTTTGATCGTAACAGCCATATGCAATTGTTCGGCTCGTAATGACCATTGCAGTCCTTGCGTTCGACCGAATAGTTGCCTGTTGGGCACTCTCCCATGTCCGCGAGGAAATTTTCAAATGTCTGCCAGCGATCACAGACTTTAATGCCCCTGCCACCATAGTGCTTGAATGCCTCGCATCCTTCGCTTTGGCACCGCTTGAGAATGCCACGCCAGATATTGTGAGTTTTCGTATTCGACATTCCGTGGCGAAGTTTCGATGTCGCCATGATTTCTAGCTTGTAGCAGCCGCATGATTTCGTCTTTCCGCCCTTGAGTGCGTGTCCAGTAGTAGTGATTTCGTTTCCGCAGTCACAACGGCATAGCCACCTCGCACTGGTGTCTTTCGCCGTTTCTGGTCTGGGACGACGTTCGATAACCAGTAGGCGAGAAAATCTTTGGCCCTCAAGCGCTAAAGCCTTCATTTCGCCGCCTTGTTTTTACGCTGCCGCTCGTTGATGGCGAGATTGAGGGCTTCGCGAGCCTTTGGGAGATCGGCCACCGTCATGCCCTTTAGAGCGCCGACGCCCATGTATTTGACGAACTTTTCCGGATCGGCATTGGCCTGTTCCATCAAGCCTTGAATTTCGGCGAGTTGTTCTTCTGATATGAGCCCCGGATCGCCACCGGCTTTGCCGTCGTCATCTTCGCCTTTGAACCGAATATTCAGCAGGGCGGTTGCGGTATAGCGCTTGCCGTAGCTGGTCGATGATCCAGCCGCCTGGACATTGTTCTTGCTGCCTGAAGTGTCGAGCGGCAGCGGCATGGTGGACTCTTCACTATGGCCCAGCTCGTGCGTCAGAACGCCCGTGACGGTGATGCGGCCTTCCGGGCCGGCGCCAGTGCGGAAAGTCAGGACAAAGCCGTGCTTGGCCAGGACCGGGGTAATCGCGGCGTCGATATCCTCCCAGAGCGCATAAGGCGTGGACTGCTGAATATTGGCGTCAGTCTTTTCTTTGCCCTTCTCGTGGATCACGATGCGGCCCTTGCGGTCGATAACCGGCAACTCCGGCTTCATCGCGACCATGGCCCGGGCATAGGCGGCCTTGGCGTCGTCAGCCTTGAATTCGCGCGCCATCCGCAAAAGCATCTCGATCTTGTTGGCATCTACCGACGGGTCAAACGCGGCACGGTTGATGATGTCCAAAATCGTGATTGGCTCGTTCGGCACGCCCGGCAATCCCGGCTGTTCGATCTTTGCAACTGCGGTCATGGTGTCTCCTAGCGATAGATGGAAAAGCTGTTGTCGTTGAGGTCGCCGCGATCAATCATGGCGATTGCAGCGTTGCAGTCCTCCACGCGGTCTAGCGCCCATCTGCTTTCGCGTTTGAAGCGCTCGGCCTGATTTTCGTAGTAATCCCGCATCGTCGCCGGGTCGCGCTCACCCTTCACATAGACAGGTGCGCTGCGATCATTGGGATGGCTCGTATCCACCACGTCATCAGGCTTGTAAAAGACCCGGTCGTCGCCACCGATGCGCTTCATGTTGGCAGGGTTGCCAAGGAAGGTGATTTGCACGCGGTCTAGGTCGAGCCGGTAATTGTCGCCGGACGAACCCCAGAAGGTATCTCGAAGCACACCATCATTGCAGATGGCAATCTGAGATTTGCACCAGTAGACCGTAGAGCCGCAGTCCTTTTGGCGGCGCTCGTATTCCTCTGGCGTCCACCGCCACCGGAAAATGTCGCCTTCCTCTGGCACATTGTCCTTCATGGCTTCTCCTCGCTGAAAAAGGTGGCGCCGATGGCCTGGGCGGCCATGTAGTTCTGGGGATTGGCAGGGGCTTCCCAGATTCCGCCTGGTTTCGGCTTAAAGCCTCCATCTAGGAGCTTGAGACGGGCGGCGGCAGGGAGAAAGCCTTCGACGACAATCTCAATACGATCGCGGCCATCGCAGATGTTCATGCCGCGGTATTTGGCGACGAGACGGGGAGTGTTTGTCACTACCAATACCCCGCCGCCACAAGGAAGAAGCACCAAGCGCCCACGATGAAGCCGAACAGCGCGCCACCGATTTGCTTCTCGTAATCTTTGATGGGCGCCTCTGTGCGTTCCCACTCCAGATGTTCGATCCCCGCTTCACGCTGGGTTCTGGGCATTATCCTGTCGTGGTATTCCCAGAGAGCGTCTGCACTCATGGTGACAAGAGGCTTGGGACCGTAAAGCCGGTTAAATTCGGCTAAAAGCTTCGGTGTCGTCATTTCAGGCTCCCGCATCCAGCCGCTTCCACCTCAGCCCTGAAAGCGGCCAGCGGCACAATGTTGTCGTATGGCTTGTCGATAATTTTCTCTGGCCCGCACATGCGATGCTCTAGAGAGGCAGCCATGTTTTCAGACTGGTCGTGTATGATGCTGTCGAGGGTCATGCAGCGGCTCATGCTGCCCTCGCGGCATGTTGGCGCTTCAGCCAGAAGTCCTTGGGCTCACCCCATTCGCTTTTGTAGACTTCGAGGTAAGGGCCGCCCCAGTTGTAGGTGACAAGCGCCAAAGGAAGATGGGGTACAAAGCGGCTCAGGACGGCGATATAAACGTCAACGCGAAGAGCCGTTCCGAAGCAGCCGAGGTTCTTCCACCATGGGCTGCGACGGCCACCAATCCCGTGCTTCTCGGCATAGTCCATGTCTACGGTGGTGATCGACAAATAGCCCTTGGGCGCACCGCAATGCCAAGGTCCGCGTAAGACCAAGGGCTCACCGTCATCGAGCGTGATCCAGAAATGCCTGCCCGCGTACCCGTCCTGCTGGGTGGTGGCGCGCATCGGCGTCTCAACCCATTCTCCCGGTTCGTGGCCACGGACAATCCCGTCCGCCGTCTTGAACATCGGGTTGGCCTCCGGCCATTCGGGACCATAGCGGCGGTTTTGATGTAGGCTACCGTCAGGGCGGCGGAATGCTTTGACCGGGTAGAGGCCAACTTTTCCGTCGTGGACGTGCATCTCGCCCCGACCGTCTGGATGTTCGGCGATGTAGCACTCACCTTCTTTGCGGAATCGCTTATCTGGCCAATCTTCACCCTTGGTCTTCACCAAGACATTGGGCGCGTTCCCGTAGCCCATCATCCAATCGATGTGGACCGCCTTGCACCAAAGCGGGATCGGTTGCGGGCCGATAGGGCGCTCGACCTCTTCCCAGGTAGCTTCCTTGCGCTCGGTCATGCTCCCGCTCCGAACTGGCCGTCCTGGGCCGCTTCTTCGTCGGCTTCTTCCTGCATGATGGTGCGCTCGGCTTCCGTGCCGACGCCGTAATCGAAGGGATTCCGCTTGGCGCGCGCTACGATGCGCTGAAAATCGTGGATTGAAATGACCGTGAGCAGCGCATCGCCATTCTCACATGACGGATAGCCGGGGGCTTCCTCTGGCGGGTAATTGTTGAACAATTCGACGGGCGCATTTTCATCCTCGCTGTCGAACCGCAAGGTGCAGACATAGGGAAGAAAATTCTTGCGCTGATAGCCGCTGACCGCGCCGTAGTCCTGGCAGTCGAAGATGATGGTGATAGGGAGATCGATCTTCATTTTGCACCCCCTTTCGGGTGCTCACCCATCAGGAAGCCGCAATGGCAGGTGCCTTTCGGCATGTACCGGGGGCGGGGATTGGAACAGGGCTGGGAGGCGTATCGATCGGCTGTGCCCAGGATCGGAAGAGGCGCGGAAAGCGGGAAGGGCGGCAGTCCTTCGACCAACTTCTCGATCAGCGCCATGGTCCCGCTCTGCGGCGCCGAAACCGATACACCCGAAGGTGTAACCTTGGAGGCCGCAGAGATTACATTCAGAGGCCGGGGATCGGCGGCAACGGCAGCCTCAGCACCAGCCTGGATGGCCTTGAACATGTTCATGGCGCGCTCCCGGCCAGCTTCATATTGCGAGCGTGGATCACGACATCGTTTGAGCCACCGTCGAGCCGGACGTAGTAGGCGTTCTCCCGGCTTTCGTGGGCCTTGGTGACGGTGCCGAAGGGCGCGGGATCAAAGGTCAAATCGCGAATACGATCGCCGGCCTCATAAGGGATGTGGGCGGTCGCCATCACGAAAGTTCCTCCGCGATCGCCAGCAAGTGATTTGCCAGCTTTACGGCCTCGAACTTTTCCAGATGGATGTTGGTCATCCGGCCCTGCTTGTCGGTCGCAGTGCGGAGCTGGACGATCAAGTCGCTAGGGCTATTACGGTAGCAGCGCAGGCCTTTCTTCTGCACCAAACCAACTTCGAGCACTTCGCTACGTGCGTACTCATTTTCGATGAACAGTTCGCCGCATTTTTCTGTGTTGCTGGCCATATTCGCCTCCAAAGCTGGGCCGGTAAGGCCTCAAATCAGCGTGGAAGTGATATACGCACGATGCGTACGTCATGTCAACGCATGGAGCGTAAAATAGTACGCACGGGGCGTACTTTTTAGGCCGTTGCCTAGAATCGGTGGGCTGTTAGGCTTTTGCTTGCCGAAGCAGGGGGTTAAATGAGACGCATCTTAGTTGCGCTGCTGCTGCCAGTTTTGACCGGGTGCGCTCAGGGCCTAATTTCAGGGAATGAGGCAGGGGGAATGGTCTCAGCCGGCGACAATGTTTTTGAGAGCCGGGCAGGCGCAATGAAAATCGCCAATGATCATTGTGCAAAATATCAAAAGGTCGCCCGCGTCAGCGGCCAGGACCCTTGGGCTGGCACCATGACCTTCGATTGCGTAAAGCCTTGAAAAATCACATATTTATTGGCTACCGCGTTCTCCGGTAACTATGATGCTCAATCATGGTCCCGACGATGGTTCCCGGATTCTTGGCGTCCAAGGTGATTAACGGCCAAGCATCGTTTAGCGGACGTAGTTCCACTATTAGGCGGCCGCGACCATCCATTCCGCGGGGGCGGTACTGTTTGAAGGTGGCCTCCTGATTCCCCCGCTCCTTGGCCACCACAAAATCGCCAGGAACCGGCTCAATCTGCGGGTCTATTGCGATGCGATCTCCCTCATGGAACCGATCCAGCATGGAGGTTCCCTTGATTTCAAGGCCGAAGGTCAGGGGGCTACAGGGTGAATCGATTGCCATCTCGGCGTGGCCGTGGCCGGCTGCGTGGGGATTGGCTACCTCTGTCCAGTTTCCCGCCTGGACATAATCGATTACGGGGATCGACTTGCCGGTTTTGGCAACTGCGCGGCCTTTTGGCCCTGCGAGTGCGTAGACTTCCGCTTCGGTGATAGCAGGCTCCCCGCGGCCCACTAACGCCTTGGCAAACCGCTCCGCAATTTCGATGTCTAGAAACTCTCCTCGAAAATCGGCTGGCAATACAAACCGCTGAATCGAAGACGCACCCTTATAGCCAGCATCCTTTGCTAGAGCCCTAAGAGATAGCCCCGCGCGCCGTCGCAGTGCGCTAAGTAGTTCTGGCGTCTTCGCTTTACGCATCCCGCGATCATGAACGCTGTCCCCGTACGCTTTCCACGTTGACAAAATACGCACGGTGCGTACATTGGGCGCCATGAACGCCGTTGAACGCAT